TCCGACAGAATTAACAATATTCTTCGGACGATTAGCACCAACCTTTGGTTTAGGTGCATACTTGTTTTCAATTGTTTCTTCTACGGTCAGTTCAACCTTTTCATTAGGTTGTTCTTTAACCTTCCGGGTTCGGGTTCTCTTCTTCGGCTCCTGTGAGTCCATTCATCATCTCCATAGCTTGTGGGTTCTTGGTGGGATCCGCCATCGGTGAAGATGCAAACTGCCCAGCTTGTTTGACCAGTTCTTGCTGTGCCATCATCTGTTGTTGTTCTTGCATCTGTCCTTGAACCTCTTGCAAACTCTTAACTAGGTTCAATACATCGATACCTTGAGCTGTTGCAAGACGCTTAATAAATTCATCAGGGTTGATAAACTTAGCAATTGATTCAGGACCCATTGTCTGAGCAATAGTTGTAATAAACTGGATCAGTGATTCCCTATCTTGACCACGACCAAGTGCGTTTACACCAGCCACGATCTGTGGACGGACAATACCTTTAGGTAGCTTTGGTAGTTGACCACTACGCTGCAGCACCATCAAGGTACGATCAAGATATGGTTTAAGGAATTCAACAGTCAACAGTGAGAACATACCACCTAGTTGCTGTTCAAGTTCTAATTGTGTAAGACGTACTTCTTCAGCTGTTGTACGTTCTGATTGTCTGATGTTCAATACCATGAATGCATCAGAGATACGCTGACCTAATTGGTTAGCCATTTCATAGGCTGTTCTAAAGTCAGCTGTCTTTCCAACCTGTACAACTTGTACATCATCAGGTCTGCCCTGAATAATTGCACCGTTGCCAGCTTGAGCCAGAGCCTGTGGTTTAGTTGTACTTGATGGTGATACAAGGAAGACAACCTTAGCGGCTGCTGCAGAGCCTTCTATCAATGCCTGAGAGAGTGCTTCAAGTGACTTAAGATCACCAAGAAACTCCTCTACTCTGCCACGACCGTAGGCTTCACCATCAAAAGTATTGAAACGAAGAACAAGCCAGGGTGAAGCATTCTTCGGTGCTGTACTTTGGCTATCAGGAAGACGCTTATCTTCTGCCTCTTGATACCAAGTCCAACGACCGTTCTTCTTATCTAGCTTGACGTGGGTATACACCTCTACGTCATCATCGAATGTATTTGAACCAGTCTTACCGTTCAGACCACCACCTGCAGAAACATCATTAGGTTTCTTTTCTACAGCAGGAGTTAGACCAAGTACACGACGACTGATAAGTTCCTTTGTGACAATCTCGATGACATTACCGTTGCCATCACGGTCCACTACATAGCGATTCAGTGGGTAGTTCTTAAGCCCATCTTTACCCATAAAGATAAGAGAGTTACCACCTACGATGAGGTGTTTGATGGCTTGATGAACGACCACTCGATCATTAGATGCATTAATTGAATCCATGACCATCCTCTCCATCTTGGAGAATGACAGGTCAAGTTCACTTCTAATTTGTGGGTCAAGATCTTCACCTAACTTGTCATCTCTGACTTGTAGTTTGAAGAAGCTTGTTTGTGGAGGTAGCAAAGCTAACATCAATTTAGATGCTAATGTCACACATGCTTTTGCTCCTACACTTTGCCAAGGTGTTTTAAATTGACGATGTGTTGTATTTTCATCGTCTCTTGAAATGAGGTATGGCAGCGTCAGTTGTGAGCACTCATAAGCAACGTCTAGGAACTGCTGACGTTCACTTTGTAGCTCGTTATATCTTTGCTGGCTTCTCATATGTTAAGTCCTCCTGATGCACCACCCATGTTCAGTCCACTCTTAAGTGATTGAGAGGTGACTCTTTTACGTGAAGTTCCAGTTGATTTTTGTGGTCCAATACGTAGATCAGGTGCGGCACCTTGTTGTTGTAATTGTTTTGGAGGAAGTACTGGTGCAGGTGGCGGTGGCGGAGGAGCTACTTTCGGTAGCGGTGGTGGGTCAGGTAGTTTTGGAGGTTTAGGTGCTTTAAAAAGACACATTGTTAATCTTCCATGCGTTGGATTAACCACTCAACAACATATCTTTGACCAGATTGATACATGATCTTTTCTATGTTGTCGTGTGGTGTAGGTTGTACGGGTGGAAATGTTTCATTCATTTCTTGAATGATTGCATTAGCTTGGAGACCTTTAGTCTCAAGTAAACTAAGCGTATTGTGGGAGGTTGACATTACTATGTTCGAAGAACGCTGGCATCCTTGCTGCTTTAGTTGCAGCAAACTCTGGAGCTTTACCCTGATACATCAGGTTATCGCTACTATCTAGCCAAAATTTTTTGTCCAAATATCTGACCTCAGAGTTTCTGCCTAGTGGCTGCATGACCCAGTTAATAGTTGCCTTCCTAAGTTTATCTAGTGAGGCAGATGGCTTAAGACCAAGTTCAGTACATACAAGTGAATTAGCCGCCACGTGAATTTGTTCGTCCCGCGACACATCGGCACTAGTTGTTCTCATCGCAGCGTCACCATTCCATCTAAAAAATGGTAACAATACAAAAAAGATTGCACGTTCAGCTACCATTGCTTTAAGGACAGTATGGTCTGGATGTGATACCCAAGCTTCTCTAAGTTTAAGTGCTTCAGCTTCAGCTTTAGGATCAGTGCCGTAAGCGTCAGCTATATAGCCCAAGGCTAGATCATGATTTTCTTCGTCAGTAACATTACTAAGCAACAGCTTACGTGCTGCTGCTGGTACTTCTTTGCCTAAGGCATCAGTTATAAAATCTCCCACAGGTAGTTCCATATGTCTCAAGGCAAGAGCACGGTGTATCGTCTCTTCTGCGCCTTCCCGGCATGTACCTGCAACAGGTTTGACCGGTGTCCATTTGCGCTTCCGCGCCATTAATTTGTTGTAAGGGTTCATTGTTATTCTGCACAATCACATTGAGGTTCTAGAGGATCATCGTCCCATTCTTTTGCTGACTCATTAAATAGGTGTGCGAGATAATCATCTACATCTGCATCTTCAAGAGCAGCATATGCGTCAGACTTATCTTGTACATCACCCATTACTTGAAGGCTGTAATAAAGAGAGGTTTGTGGAGACCGTAGCCACTCTTCGATAAAGTCCTCATCCATTGTTGCCATATCAGACCACCAATTGAAAGAGTAACCGTGAAGAAGTCCACTGCTTCGGTATAGTTTCATAATACCATCAGCAACAGCTTTATAATTTTCCCATCCGACTTCGGATGCAATTTCTACGTCACCGTAGTCATATGTCTGTACACCAAATGTCCCACTATCTCTATCAACAGTACGTGCAATAGGTGGAGCAATCTCAGGTGTACAAGTAAAGCCATCAGTGTCCTGTGAGCGGTAGCTACAAGACGCTGTGGGAGCGATTGCAAAGGCTCTAACCATATTGTATTGACGTGCAATTTCAGACGCCTCCTTGATGCCCTGAGCAATGCGTGTTACTAACTCGTATGCGACAGTTGCTCTTGCATCTCCTTTGTCATAGTGTTCGAGTGCACGTCCAAACTGCTCGTAACTAACGTTGTATCTCCGCAAGAGATTTGCGAGACCCAATACTCCAAGTCCAACCTGTCGATCAGTGGTAGAAGATAGGTACTCTCCTGTCTCTCCCACACCCGTTTTTGAATGTAACTCACAAAGTTCTTGCATCCCGACACGGTAAGCTTTTGGGATGTCTTCATATGTACAGGCTCCAAGATTGATGTGCTGAAGCAAACAGGTACCTCGGGAGGGCAGATACACCTCGAGGCAAACATTTCCACGTATTCTTTTTGATCCTTCATACTTAACTTTGTTTAGCCAGATGTCTCCAGCTTTAATTCCTCCTAATAGATATTGTTTGACAAGTGGATCCATATCATTCCACCACTCATCAGTGATGTTTACACATCGCTTGACCCATGGGAGTTGTTCTCGTGGTGTTCTAATGAACTCTTCAATGTCTGGATGGCTTGCATCGAGGTGTAACACGATCGCTCCATTTTTATAACGTCCGCCACGCCTGAGTGTTTCGTTGAGGCTGCTATAAATTCTCCCAAACGAGACTGGACCCGAAGCAATGAGTCCATTGCCATTATCGCTTCCTTTCGGTCGTAGTCTTGAAAGGTGGATCGCGCATCCAGCGCCATTACGGAGTGCATGAGAGGCGAAACGCCATGAAGCTTCGATTCCATCGGGACCCTCCATTGAGTCTGAAACAACAAAAACTGTGCAGGACACCGGCAAGCGTCCTTCGGGATCATCGATCCAACTTTGTACCCTTCCGGTACGTGAGATTAGATTAGGCATTGACTAGATCTTTCAAATTAGGTGGTTGATAGTTAGGTCCTTTCAAGACCTTGCCGTCAGCTCGACGGATAGGTTTACCATCTAATCCAAGCTTCGACATATTTGATTTGTGGACACGATCTAGTGCTTCTTCTAGATCCCATTCCATATTCTCTGCATACTGAAAGCAGACATACACAAGGTCTGCTAACTCTTTCAATTCTTCTTCATAGCCTTAATTTAAAAAGGCACTCATAAACTCAATGTATTCCTCAGCGATCAAACCCTGTTGCATAGTCCGGTTCTCCGGCGAGTTCTGGATCCCATACGACGCTCGGAAGGTTATCGCCTGATCGCTTAAGCTCTGGGAAACGCAGTGCTGTGTGGAAGAGTTCATTTTCAAGATAGTGGATAGCTTTTTTGAGGTCCTCCGCTTTCGTCGCAGGACTCTTGTAACCGGCTCTGCAAATATATTTAATAGCATTACCTAAGTGATAGTTAAGTTCTTGGTCACGGATAAAATCCCAGACTTCAATGGAACCTCGTGTGTAGTGGGCGGGTGATTTGTTTACCATTGAGATAATAAGTTTTTAACGTTGTTTCCTAAGACGAA